AGGTCCATTTTCCGCGGCTCATTCAGCGCCCCCCACGTTAATCGTATCTCCAATCTGCACCGCTGCCGGTGCGCTCTGTGGTGGTCCCGCTTCAAACGCTTGGTCGGCTTGTCGAGAGGTTTCCTGCTGCGAGAACGATTGCTGTTCTTCTTTGAGCCGCATCGCATGACCCGCCTTCTCCCGCTCAAGTGCGAGCTGGAATTGCGCTTCAAGCTGCCGGATCTGCATCTCCATCTGCTTCATCTGCGCGTCGTATTGAGCGCGGACGGTTTCAAGGGTGAGCTCGTTCTGGAGCTTCTGCTGCTCGCGCTGCATCTCGGCCTGAGTGACCGCCTGAGTCGTGGCGATGTCCGCCTGCATCTGGGCCTGCTCAATCTGGAGCTTGCCCTGCGCTTTCACCATCTCAGGGTCGGGCGCTGGCTGCTGAGGCTTGGACATCTCCTCATAGAGTGCGTCCACTTCGTCTTCGATCTCCTTGCCCTTCTGAAGCCCGCGGACCACGTAGGCGAGGACTTTGAGCGCCGCCTTTGCGTATGCCGGGTTTTGCTCGGATGCCTGCGCTACGGACGCGAAGCCTTCGAAGAGGGTCTTAGCGAGGTAGTTCCGCTGCTCGATCTCCGCGTTCATGTTCGGCGTGATGGTCGAGTCGGTTTCAATGTCGATACGGAGCAACCGGCTTGTGTCGTTCTTCAGCACTTCAAGAACCTGCGGCCAAAGCTGCTGGTCCTTCTGCTCCCAGAACTTCACGCCCACGATGTCGGAAATCTTCTCGCTCGGGAACTTATCTAGGGCGAGGTCACACATCTGCTCGATCGCATCGCGCACTAAGCGCTGAAATTCCTTTTGGACGGCAGAGAAGCGGTTCGAATTGTATTTGCCTTTGAGCTGCTGCGCCGATGCAGTCTCCCGCGGGTCAGACACCCCTTTCATGATGTCGGGGATGCCTAGCATCTCATCGAACTTGTCTTCGAAGAGTTGCAGGGTTTCAGCGAGCTCGGAGATCGCCTTAACAAACTGGTCGGTCGGGAATAGCCAGATGATGCGGTCAATGCCGCCGTCGCCGCCTATCAGCTCGCGGAACTTATCGACGCCAAGAAACTCGGCTTCATCGAGGTCGTTAGCGAGGTTCGCAAGCTCCGGCACTGCGGCATCGAACAGCCCCCGGCGGCGCATCGCCCGAATGAGGCGCTGTAGCCGGGCGGTGATGCCGTGCATCTGGTTGATGAACGGTTCAACCTGGACGAAATCAGGCACCGGATACAGGTCATCAGGCCCGCGCGAGCCGAGCATAAATGACGGTGACGGGAAGAACCCGACGAGCCCGTACGGATCGTCTTTCGTGTCTAGGAAGTCGTCTGAGTGCTCAAGACAGAGCCAATAGACCTGCTTCGTCTCCTTGTTCCAGACTTCCCAGACTTCGGCATACCGCTCGGCGATAAGCTCCGATTCGTTCGACTTCTTCCGGTCTGCGTCCTGCTCGGATAGCGTGTTGTAACAGGTGATGCTATCGGCGATCTCCTTACCAAAGCGCTTCGCTACATCGTGCTTTGTCATCAATGCACGATAGGCCATCCACCATATTTCGCCGTGGTACCTGGCGTTCGGAGTGTGCAGCACGTCCCGGTAAAGCACCGGGCACAGCTCGACGCTCGCGCTATCCAGCTCATCGTTTACGGCTTCGATGTAGAACCCGCCTTCGTCCTGCTGGAACTGTGCGCCTTCCGGTAGCTGCTCCCCTTCCATGCCTATCCAGGCCATCTGCGGTGCGGGCTGACCGTTCGGCCCAACGGGACCGGGCACTGGCACCTGACGGAAGTAGGTTTTCTTCGTGACCTGCTTGAACTGCGCTTCGAAATAAACCCGCGTGGTCGTCTTGTTCGAGTGCAGGAACGTATCCCGCGCGAGGCACATCGTTTCATCGAAGCTGGTAGACGCTATCAGGTGCCGTGCGAGCCGTTCCGCTGACAGACCCGCAAGCCGCGCAACGTCGTCTTTCAGGTCGTCAAAGGTCTTCGTTGCTACCGGAATCGGAGTCCGGGAGTAGATCGCCGGTTCTTTATTCTTGGTCGAGGCCCAGTACGCGGGAAACCGAACCGTGTGCTGCGTTGACTCCGGCGGCTTCACCCCGACAGTGTTTATCGGGTTTGCTAGGTATTCATCCCAGGCCCGGCGCGCTTGGCTCCACGACTCTTTCGCAGCGGCTTGTGGCGCTTTCAGGCGCGAGATCCATAGGCTAACGTTCGGCTTGCCCGTTTGGTCCTCAGCTTCGTGCTTGTCAGAGTCCGGGGCTTCCGGCTCACCATCGTACGCCATTTGCCCTCGCCTTATTACGCTGGATCATCTTCAGAGCTTGCTCAACCGTCATCTCGGCTTTGATGTTCTTGGTTTCGAACGGCGGTGGGTCCGCGTCCTTCGCGAATACCCGGGCCATGCACGCGAGACGGATAGCATCAGGCGCGTGGGTCGCTTCCCCGTGCTCGGCTGCGTCTTCGCGCTTGTGTTCGAGATGGTGTCTCGGGAGCGCTGGCAGGTAGTCCCGCAGATACCGGCATGACTCCGTGATGAAAATCATCGGGGTCAGTGCGGTGTCATTCGAGTCGATCTTCTTACCGATGAGCCGCGAACGGAGTTGCGACCATCCCGGCGGGCGGCTCGTATCCCCAAGGGTTAGAGGCACACCGCAGTTGCGGAACGTCTCGGCAATGGTGACACCGCCGCGGTCCTGAAACGGTAGCGAGTCGGTGACGGTCGAAAGGTTCTTCTCGGAAGGGTGCAGGCTTCGCGCGAGGATGCCGTATGCCATGTCCTCGTTACGCATACGGAGCCCTTCGGCCGGCCGGTCGGGAGCGCAGCCATACCATTCTCGGTAGACGATGAGCGCTCCGCGGGGATACCAGCGCTTCCGCTGCTTCGTCGCGCCATCGGTATCAACGTAGGTATCAATGAAGCTCTCGCCATCAGACACGGCAAGCCAGTAGACAGCGAAAGGCTCGGCGGTTCCCCAGTCGAATGAGCGATACCTAAACCAGTGCGCCGGCGGCTCCATGTCCGGGATCACGTGCCGGTCCTCGTCATACTCGGGGAAGAAGTCGCCAACCGGAGCGTCCCAATCGCCGTCACGAAGCGCCTTCCGCATCGCCGGGTCGTCAAAGCCCGCAAGCCGCCCTTCGTGGGCTTCCATGTCGATAGCTTTGTTGTCCTTCGCCTTGCTCGGGATGTACTGCCGCCGGAAGCCGTGAACCTTCTCAATCGCAAACTCAGGCCGGGCCTTTACGAAGTGGCGCTTAAAGTAGCTGACCGATACTCCGATCGGGTTTGCCGTGTAGAGAATCAGCGGGAGCTTGAACCGCCACACCTTCGGCACCTTCTCCTTGAACGCTTCCGGCATTCGCACCCACCCACGGAAGAACCGGATTAGGCGCTCTGATATCTGGGTCGCTTCGTCGATTACGAGGACGTGTTTTTCAACACCCTGCGCCGAATTGAACTGCCGCTCGTCCTGGCAGTGCTGGAAGCTGATGAGCGCGTTGTTCCAGAGGAACCGGATACCGTCCCGGGTAATCTTGGCGAGCTTCTTTGTAACGAGGTCAGACAGGAGCACCCGGAATCCGGTTGGCCCTTCGACGTGGTTCTTTATGATGTCGTCGTACTTCTTTCGGATGAGAACGCACTGAAGCTCGGGAACGCTTGTGCAGAGCGCGATAAGCAGCACCCGGACAAGGTGGCTCTTTCCGCCCTCCGTGGCGCCGCCGAATAGGATTTCATTCGCCTCCGATTTCACGGCAAGGCGCTGGCGCGGCCAGAGGTCGAGCTGCATTCGAATGTCAGCGGCGGTTACGGTCATTCGTCCTCGTCGAGCCCCCCGATGGTGACGTGAACCTTAATGCCGCCCCCGTCCTCCCCGGTGTGCTCCATCCGGTTCGTCTCTCTCCACCCGCCTTGCGTCTTCATGATGAAGAACGCGGACGCGCGGCAGTTCTCCTCCATCGCCCATTTGTAGATGTTCTTTGAGACACCACTAAGCCGCTTCCACTTGTTCTTTGAGAGCTCGTCCCGGTAATGCTCTTTCAGCGTGGAGTGTCCAATATCGAGGACTTCAGCGATCTCCTTCTGCGGCATCCCCGCGAGCACAAGATCGGTCACGAGCTTCCTTTGCTCGGCGGTCGGCTTATGCGATGGGCGTCCGTTCTTCTTCTTTTCGGTCATTACTCACGGCGCTCCCCGCTTCCCGATGCGGTCACGTTCCCCGAACTAGTGTTGATCTCACCCGGCCCGGTGCCGTCCTTCACGGTCACAACCGGGTAGCCAGCGGTATCGGGGCTTGCGACTGCCGTGCCGTTCCACTGCGACACGCTGACAGATGGCACCCCATGTTGAGCCGAAGCGTTCCCGTAAGTTTCGACTAGGATGCAGTGAGGCAAGGCGCTCGCATCAATGATGGTGACGTACGTGCGCGCTGTATCTAGCTCGGCTGCGGCTAACGCCAGCGAGTAGCAAGAGCCCCGGTCGGTCACACATGCACCGGTGCCCGTCGTGCAGTTAGCTTCTGCGCCTTCGTCCTGCGATACTTTCACCTCGCCAGCGCTGATCGTGATGCTGTCAGCAAGCGCCGTGCCGGTCGTGTTCCAGAGACAGAAATCAATGGTTGCCGCCGTGTTGTAGAGGCGCGTCACATGGTCGCAGGCCCACGACGGGACCGGCACAAGGCACAGCGCGAGTAAGAGATACCGTTTCATTGACACACCCCTGCCAAGATGCACGGGGGAAGCCCCGTTGCTGAGTCATCCACGATGGAACCGCCGACGTGATCCACCATCACAAAGCCATGAGACACGGTGCCGACAACCGCGGTTGATTGCTTGATTTCCAGTTGCAGCGCGTCTAGCCCGCTCTCAGTCCAGGCCGAGGCCGTGGCCGGGTCCGTCGCGTGAACGCTGCCGTAATAGGTGAATGTGGTGCTCGGGTTCGCTGCTGTGGTCAGCGTTTCGGTCGTGTTCGAGTACGTTCCGACCTGAGAGCCCGAGGAGCTTGACGCTTCCTTCATGCGGGCCATCGGCTTTATGACAGCGATAGAGCTAGTGCCGTCGAGCGTCTTGATACCGAAGCGCGAGACTTGGTTGGCGCTTCCGCCCGTCGCCACGTAATCGGCATCAGAGGCAGTTGCTTCGTCTATCTCACCAAAGCCTGACGTGCCGGTGCCCGAGGTCCACTGATGCGTGCCCCCGTTCGCGTTCGGAACAAGCATCGTCACAACACCATCGCCCGGGAAAGCCGAGTCGCTAATGCTGATATCGTCGTAATACCAATCCGTCGTAGAGCTGTTCACGTTCGACTGACGGCCAAACTCGATTGAGTCGATATCGTTCACGCCGAAGTCCGTACCGGACCCGTTCATCACCTGCGTACCATTGATTTTCATCGTCCAGGCGTCACCGCTCTGGTTGATAAACAGCTCGATCCGATACCAAGTGCCGCTATTGAAGCCGCCCGAGAACGTTGAGTAGTCGTAGTACTCCGCCTGACTAAAGCCGCTGTTGAACAGCTTAAAGAGCGTGCCGGCGCTCTGAACCGTGAGAAAGGCAACAGCGGTCCCGCCCGAGTTTGTGACCTGAAGCACCTTCTCTGCGTCGGTCGAAATCGTCGTGTATCGGAACCAGAAACGGATGTAGAGCGCTGAGGCATTGCAATCTGCAACCGCCCCCGCTGCGCTCAGACACTTCACCTGCCCGTATGACGCGGTTGCGCCTGCCGGGTTGACTCGCAGCGAATAGCCGCCGTTGTGGTTCGTCGTGCTGAACGAAGCCGTACCGGTCAGAGCAGCCGCAAGCTCTGAGGCATCGTTTGTGTCGAAAGACACGATGTTCCGCGGCGCCGCGAGCGCAAGCGAGGGAACAAGCAGGATCGCGGCTAGTAGCCTTACTAGTCTCATTGCAGATACGGCATGAATGCGGGAACCGGGCTCACCGTGGGCGATGGTGAGGGCGAAGGGCTTGGGCTAGGACTTGCTGACGGGCTCGGCTCCGGTGACGGTGTGGGCGTAGCGCCCGGCTCGGAGCTGTACCACTTCACGTCATCGATATAGCGGTTGCCCGAGCCCGACAGCGTGCCGCCCGACAACATCGAATAGTTTCCGCCAAGCCAGAGGAAGTTAAACCCCTTCGTGTTCGTCCCGCGGAGGTTGAGTGACGTGCCCTCCATCGCAAGAACGTCATCAATGTAGAACCGGATAAACCCGTCAGAGCTTCCCGGCGTGTTCAGCTTGATCCAGATGGCGAGCTTTACCCATTGGTTCGTCGCGATCGGTTGATTGGTGTGCAGCGCTGCCCCGACGTTACAGGCAGACGAATCGCCCCACTGACCGCAGAAGTAGCCGAGGTCAACGTCAGCGTTCGAGGTCTGGATTCCGACCGTGATTTCCTTCTTCTCGGCGGGAAACGAAACGTTGTCGTAGCCGATGCGGAATAGCTTTTGCTGCGAGCTCGGAAACGGATAGGTGCTCGTGAAATAGTCGTGCCACTGGAAGTAAATCTCAGTGGTCCCGTCCGATGTCCCGGTTATCTCGTTGAAGTCTGTAGGGTCAGCGTAGAACATGACCGGCGTGCGCTCGTTCGTGCCGGACAGCGCATAGTAGTTCGCCGAATAGCTCCCTTCGTGGGCCTGTGTCGTGACGTAAAGGCTCTGCGCCGTGTTCGGGGTGTAGTGCCGACTATCCGGGTAGGCGGTCCAGGTCGTTGCGCTCTGAGACTCGAAGGATTCGGAGAACAGCAGGTCCGCCGCGTTCGCCTGCTCATCTCCGCAGGCACAGAGAAGGGCCAGGCACCAGATGCGCGGCCACCATGCGCGAACAAGCCGCAGCACGGGCGCAAGCAGCCATCCTATCGGCCAGATTATTGTGCGGGATTTCCCTTCTCTGAGGTCTTCGGGCTCATCAATCAACTGTGCCTCAGTAGAGCTTTTTCACCTCAGAGGGTTTCACAAGAATGGTCTTCGGGTCGGATTCGTGCGCGGACTGGACGGCCTTGTTGAGATTCTGTCTTGCCTTCCACGCTAGGAGATAGGTCGCAGCACCTTGAGCGAGGCCGCGCAGGATGTCTTGCCCGTAGCCTTGCAGCCAGGCCGGGAGAAAGGATGAGAGGAAGTCCGCGAGCCCGGGAAGCGCCTGCGCTATCGGGGAAACGAGCAATGCGGCGAGGCCCAGCACAATGGCCCATACCATCGCTGACCACGATTTCCCCTGTTCGGGGATCACAGTGATGTCGGGTGCGGGCTCGGGCTTGACGACGGTAACGGGCATAGCTCCCTCACATCAGTTAAGGTCTTCTGAACGTTCTCGAGCAGCGCCTTCGGGCAGTCGTATGACTCGCTCACATACCGGAGCTGAGGCGAGCACCCACCGAGGCTTGCTAAGGGCATCAGTGCAATCCCAACTGCGAACGACTTCGCCATTAATGAGAAAGTCCACATAAAGGCGGTCCTCTTCTGTCACTTGGGCGTCACCTCAACAACGATCGTGCCCTTGCGCTTCTCGCTCTTAACGTCGAACAGCTTGCGCCCTTCCGCTGCCGGGAGCTTCGCAGCGACCGCCGCGGCGTTGGTTCGAATGCGGCGTTTGAGGTGACGGATGCTCATTCGTTCACCGCGGTAGTCACAGTGGTCACGCTGTTATCTATCGTCACGTTAGAGCCGCACCCGGCGACTAGCACCGTGCGAAAACCCGCGCGAACTTCCTGACCGAGAGAGCCAGTCCCGATGTCATCAGTGATATCGACAGCGCTACCGCCAGCATCTTCCACCGCTATGATTGTCTCGGTTACTTCTTCTTCCGGTACTTCGAGCTCTAACGATTCGTCTGCGAACGTGTCGCCGCACGTAATGTTCTGAACGCTCGGCGGCGCCGGCTTATCGCTCTCTTCCCCTGCATCCCCACCGGAACCCCCGCACCCGGCAATGAACGCTAGACACCAACCAACCGCGAACACAGCAACCAGATGCGGGAGTCTAATGATCACGGTAAAATCCTCCGTTGACGTAGTGCGGTGCGGATTTCGGCGAGCGAGATTTTGTTTGCCTGACTGACCGCATCAACCGCGGCAATGTGCGCTTCAACGCTTGCGATATTTCGCTGAAGCTCCGCGAGTGCGTGAGACGCGAGATAGCCCAACAAAGCAACCACAACAGTAGCAGCCTTATCGTTAAGTGAAGCGACACCCACTCACCCCTCCTAATGCGCTCTCCCGCAGAAGAACTTTACCGTTACGTCATAGTTCGGGTCGGTCCCGGCTAACGTGGTGACGGCCCGATACCAGCCTGATGGAGCGGTGTTCGTGGAATCGATGAATGTGCGTTTGTAGCAAGTGCCAGTGGTGCACTGGTCGAAGGTGAGCAGGTCTTTGCACAGCGCGGTGTTTGTTCCCTCGCAGTGCTGGATCTTCCCGTCGAGAGTCGGAAGCGTCCCGGAGTTGTTCACCGCGTAGAGCGTGCCGTAGCAGTGGTTATCGACGAGCTGACTGTGAGCGTAGATGCTGCCGGTCGTCGTGAGAGTCTGGCCCGTCGCCTTCATGAGCGTGACCGGGACGCTCGATTGAGCGTGCGCGGCTGAGGCTGTCAGTAGGAGTAGGCAGAGTGATCGGAAGAAGTGCCGCATTTGGAGCGCCCCGGTCGTTACATTGTAACGTGCGTAACATTGTAACAAGTAACAGCGGGGGGCCGTCTAGTCTACTCAGATTTTATAGGGGCTGGAAAGCTGCGGTTGTTTGCGCAATGAGGGCTGTCATGGTCGGCACTTCTTTGCCCGATATGTGCGTTCTTATTTGCGCTGAACCGCATTTGTTACATTGTAACAAACTGTGCTTTCACCGACTTAAAGAAGGGGTATTGACACGTCAACCGCGAGGCCCGATGACGGTACTCCCTGCGCAGACTCAACCCCATCCCGATATTCCCAATACGTGCGTACAGAGTTCGGAGCCCCGATAACTCAACTCGGGCATCTCGGCTGCTGATATCGTGTTTTGAAGTAAGGGTGTACGTACTCGGAACTGCGCTATGTGCGCGTCATCTCGGGTGTTATCCCGGCCAGAAAGTTTTTCTCAACTTTTCTTTCGATCCGCCGAAATAGTTCTTGCAACCACTGGCAACCAACTGGTATCAAACTGGTTATCAACTCTAGCGCGTCCTGCGCAGCGACTCTCTCCCGAATTTGTTACTTATCGGGAGTTGAGTATCAATAGCAGGATGCGCCCAAGTGAGGCGCTTCGATGGACTGCTATTGCTCTGATTGCTCCGACCGAGAAGCTTACCGGCCGGGCGCTTCTCAAATCAACTTCACTGACGCCGAGCGTTCGTACTACGTCAACCGTTACTCGGTAATTCTTGAGCTCGAATGGGACGAGGACCGCGGTCAGTGGTTCCGTGAGGAGACGAGCGAGTTTATCCCTGAAGCTCTCATCCAGCTTGAATGCAAGCCGCAGCCAGAGCCCGCGCATGGGGATCTGTTCTGGTTCTGTCTGTTCGACGCCGTTTACTGCGGGGCCTACGATTCGCGTGCTGCCTGCGAGAAAGCGGCTTGGGACGGCGGCGTCATTGAGGAGCTTGCAGTAGCCGAGGAGCGCCGCCGATGAGCGCTCAAGTCCTTTCTAACCTTTCTCGTAAAGAATGGCTCGAGCAACGGAAGCTCGGCGCTTCGGATGCCGCGGCTATTCTCGGTCTGGATCCGTTCCGCTCTCCTTATCGGGTTTGGGCGGAAAAGACCGGTGTTCTAGCGCCTGCCGAAGAGTCTGAGGCTATGCGCCTTGGGAAGCGGCTAGAGCCCGTCATTATCGCTGAGTTCTCGTTTAGGACCGGCTACGAGGCCGAGAGCTGTCAGAAGCTCTACACCTGCGACGATGCGCCTTACATGACCGCGACTCCTGACGCGACGGTCCAAGTTGGCGCGTTCCCCGGTCTTCTCGAATGCAAGGCGACTAACAGCTATCAGGCGGACAACTGGAAAGACGGCCCGCCGGACGCTGCCCACATCCAGGTCATGCATCAGCTCGCTTGCACCGGTCTGGACTTCGCCTATGTCGCGGCGCTCATCGGCTCTACCTCGTTCGCCTTTCACCGCGTTGAGCGAGACGACGCGATTATCGAAGTGCTGAAAGCAAAGCTTCTCATCTTTTGGGAGCTTGTTCAGACAAAGACGCCCCCGCCGATGAGCGGTTCAGACGCCGATATCGTCGCAGCCCTCTACCCCACTTCAAACGGTTCTAAGCACCTCACGCTGCCCGCAGACGCGGAAGAAACGATCCGCATGTGGCACCACGCGAAGAACGCGGAAAAGCTCGCCAAGGAACGCAAGGAAGCTCTTGAGGCGCAGATCCAAGCGCAGATGTTGGACGCTGAGACTGCGACCGCGGGCAAGTATCGGGTGTCGTGGAAGACGGTAGAGCGCAAGCCCTACATGGTCCAGGCGGGTAGTTACCGCCGGTTCAGCGTGAAGGAGGCCGCATGAGACGGTGCGCCCGATGCGCAAAAGAGCAGCCAGCCGATCAGTTCCGCCAATGGCCGGACAAGAAACGCGGCTTCAAGATTCGCACGGATTCGTACTGCTTCCCCTGTCGGTCGGCTGTGAACGTGGAGAGCTACAAGAGGCAGCGTGAGACGTTCGACATGCTGAATACGATGGTGCGCGGAGGAAATCGCCGTCTCGCGATGGCGCTTAGAAAGGAGCTTGTAAAACGTGGCTAAGAATAATTCTGATCTCGCGAAAGCGATTGAGGCGAAGAACGGGAATCACCGGCCCGCTGAGAGGCCGGAAACGCCCGCGGAAACTATCGCGCGCTTTTTCCAGCGGCCCGACGTAATCGCGCAGATGTCTGCTGCTGTGCCTAAGCACCTGACGCCCGAGCGCCTTGCTAGAAACGCCCTCACCTGTATTCGGCTTAATCCGCTGCTTCTCGAATGCTCCGTTACATCCCTTGCTGGCGTGACGATGCAAGCGGCTCAAGTCGGGCTCGAACCTGGACCGCTCGGTCACTGCTATCTAGTGCCTTACAACCGTAAGGTGAAAGAGCCTGGACAGCCCGATCGATGGATACGAGATGTGCAGTTCATCATTGGATACAAAGGGCTCATCGCCCTTGCCCGCCGGTCTGGTGAGATCAAGGAAATTGCCGCGCACCCGATCTATGAGCACGACAAATTCCAAGTCCGATACGGGTTCGAATCGACGCTAGAGCACACTCCTAATTTCGAGAACCGCGGAAAGCTGATCGGCTTTTACGCCTATGCGGTGACGACCGATGGGGGCCGTTACTGCGATGTCATGACCATCGAGGAGGTTGACGCGATTAAGGCCCGTTCTGAGGCCGGGAAGAAGGGCTATGGCCCTTGGATCTCCGATTACGAGCAGATGGGCCGGAAGACGGTTCTTCGCCGCCTGTGCAAGTTTCTGCCCCTCACAATCGAAGCTGCTGAGGCAGTAGCAGACGACGACTCGCGCCAGTTTGGAGATGCGGCCGCGATCGAATTGAACGTCGGCACGCTACCCGTCGCCGCTCCTGTGAGCGCTCCCCGAATCGAGCTCCCCCCCGACGCTGAAAACTACACCGAGGCAGAGATCGCGGAGCTGACCGCGGAGGCAGGAGCGCAGTGAGTACCCGGGCCGCGTGCCTGTTCGGGCGCGGCGGTTCGGAGGTCGGATGTCGAACGCTGGATACGTATTACTGTGGAGAAAGGTGCGAGATAAGCAGCTATTTCGCACCAGACCATTCTGTGAATTAGGGGCTTGGGTTGACCTGATTATGGAAGCAAATTTCTCGCAAGGAAGTGTCGGAACTGTCGAGTTAGCCCGCGGCGAACTGGTTGTAACCGAGCGCGGACTAGCTGAACGATGGGGCTGGAACAAACAGCGCGTTCGCCGCTTTCTGCAAGAATTACAGGCAGATGGCTCGATCACAAAGTTGGACCAAAAACGGACCAAGATTCGAATCAACAATTACGAGCGTTATCAGCCGGTTAGATTATTACCCGGACCAACGGTTGGACCAAAAACGGACCAAGAGGCCCCTTCTCTCCTTATTAGTACAAATGAATCAATGAATAGTACTCTAACGAGTACTAAGCGCTCACGCCGAAAGCCCGTCATTAATCCCGCAGAAGAAGACCCGGTAACACTTGAATTTCCGCAGGTCATAGACACCCCCGATTGCCGAGCGAAATGGGCGGAGTTTGTTTCCTATCGCAGAGCTATCAAAAAGCCTCTGACGAATTACCTACCTTCGTTGAAAGGAATGCTGACCAAGGCCGCGGCTTACGGCGCGGAAGCGTTCTGCGCTGCCGTGGACGCCACGATCGCAAGCGGCAAGTGGGAAGGGCTCTACCCCGAGAACCACATTCCAGGCGCGGCATCGCCCGCCCGCAAGACTCGTCAGCAAATCCGAGACGAGGAGTGGGCGGAAACGAAACGGCTCGCAGCGGCCA